AATGTATTAGCAGCTGTTGGTGCCATGATCTTGAGAAATCAAGGTCGGCCGTTCCTTACGTTTCTGATTGCTCAGATTCGTGGACGGTTAGGATATATGCGTCTTGGTTTTGTAAAACCTGCTATCCGTTACATGTCTTGGTGCTCATCCTTGGGCCGAAGTCAGGGTCTCAAAGGGTTAGTAATAACTCTGAAAGCTCTGAATACTTCTTTGGCTCAATCTATAGCAAGAGACTTGGATTCCTTCCCTAGTACTCCTAGAGTACGTCGGGGGATGTTGGGACTTCCCACTGTTATACCCGTTCTTCATCGAAGACGAATAGCAGCTGGGGATATCCTTATCATACGATACTGGTTTACTCTGTTCTCGATTTATCGAGTTATCGAGTTTCCAGGAAAGTTATCCTTTTCTTCTATCACCGATTCAGGTAAGGATCTTTCAAGATTCCTACCTGACTGGTCTCGATTTTCGAACCAGTTTTGGCGAAAACTTGTTAAATTACAAGCAGTGGATGAGGACGATCTTAAATCTCCTCTTTCTACATTAGCCTCATTTCGAGTTTCACCTTTTCTCATCCCGCGGACTACTCCAACGGCTGATTTATATCTGTCTACGTCTCCATTTGGAATAATTCGTACAGCTATAGCTTGGTCCCGATCGGACCTGTTCCCAATCTTCAAAGACTGGTTACAGCTAACGCGAAATACTAGATTCTTAAATTGGTTAGAAGACTTTAGTAAAGTAGCTCCGACACTTGTGTCGGAAGACGTGTTATCAACACGTGATTCCCTAGGGAAACTAGGTTTAAAAGATGAACCTGCGGGTAAAATCCGTGTGTTTGCTATGGTAGACTGTTTCACGCAATGGGCAATGAAGCCATTGCATGATTACCTGTTCGAGATCTTGAAGGTAATCCCTCAAGATGGAACATTCGATCAACTTGCTCCGATTAACCTTTTACAGGCCAAAGGGCACCGACGCTTTTGGTCCTTAGACCTTAGCTCGGCCACGGATCGATTACCTATTCTCATTCAAGCTACCCTCCTGAGTCGGTTAATTACCGCTCATGGAGCTAATCTTTGGATGAGTTTGATGGTGGGACGTACGTATGATTTACCTAGGCGGGCCATTGGTCCGAACGATGATGGTGATCGATTTATACGATACGCAGTTGGGCAACCTATGGGTGCTTTAACATCGTGGGCAATGCTTGCTTTGACCCATCATGCTATAGTGCAGATGGCAGCAGCTTTGTCTGGGCGGACTTCAGGCGATTCATGGTTTGAGGACTATGCTCTCTTAGGAGATGACATAGTTATAGCTGACCGGCTAGTAGCCGATACCTACCTGAAAATTATGTCTGGTTTAGGAGTTGGAATCCAACTTTCTAAGTCAGTTCATGATTCCTCAGGACGGGGGGTTCTTGAGTTTGCAAAACGAGTTTACTACGGAGGTTTCTCTGTAGGACCGTTAGCATTACTCGAAGTCCTCTCTGCTGCTGGTTCATTGCCAGCGTGGTTGGAATTGGTACGTAAGTACCAACTATCCTTATCTCAAGGTTTAACTCTCTTGGGATTTGGGTACCGATCCGTATCACGGATTAACCAGCCATGGTCAGTGTTGCCTCGTCGCCTTCAAGGGTACGTAGTATCGTACTACGGACCAGGAGGACCTGGGTTCGAAGGAGACATCCTTAATTGGATGGCCTCTGGTGGTCCAGACTTTAAATATCCAGATTTAATCTGGGTTAAAGATCTGGCCGCGTCAATTAGACAACGAGTAATAGATTTATTACCACGTGCTAAGGCCTTAACTAAATTAGTTGAGGTTGATAGAACTAGGGCTCATTATGGAACCTCCAAATACGAACCGTGGCAGTTGCCTAAGTTCTTATTTGTTGGGGACCCTAAGTATTCAGGGTCATTATGGCCTCGGGCGGTACGAGCCAATCCAGATGCTATTTGGATGGTTCGGGACCCGGGAACTTAATCACAGGATCAATTAAGATCCTTGATGGGTATGATAGAATTTTGCTATCGAGATTCTTTCTTTGACCTACATAGTGAACTACGAGGACTTGAACG